GGCAGCGTCCCCGGCAGCGTCCCCGGCAGCGTCCCTGGCAGCGTCCCCGGCAGCGGCCCTGGCAGCGGCCCTGGCAGCGTCCCCGGCAGCGTCCCAGGCAGCGGCCCTGGAAGCGTCCCAGGCAGCGGCCCAGGCAGCGCGTGAAAAGTTACCCGCAGCAGTTGCGCCGGCCATGTCTGCAATCTCCGGCAGATCACGCAGCGCCTGAGCGTGTGAGGCCAGCGACGGGACCAGATCAAGCCACTTCGGCGTATAGACGCGAATCAGCCAGTCAAGCGCCATGTACGAACGGCGATCTTCGACAGCAGGCGTTGAGCGGGTGCCGACGATGCGCGGGATGAGCGGCTTCAGAAGCCGATTGCGCTTTTCGTCGTTCGGCAGGCCATCATTCCACGACACCATGAACTTGGTAATGACCGGGCACGCGCACTGCGGCGCATCGCTCCACGGTTCACCAGCCACGTAAGCCGTGGCTTCCATGACGCACATGCCGCGCTCGAAATCTTCGTGACTGCCAGCCGAGAGCGAGAGCGCTTCGATTTGCGCAAGTCGCTCCGGGATCAGTGTGGGTTGCATCGTCTGCCTCCGTCGCGCCGAACCGTTCAGCGCATGGATGTATTGGACATGCATGCCCAACAAAACGCAAGGCAAATTTGTCCAATCCCGACCGACAAACAGGGTCTTTTTGTCAAAAATGGCTCAGATGATACGAACCCCCCAGCTGGGGGGGGGGGGGTGTTCGGGGGTCAGCCCTCGTCCAACAGGCTGCGAAGCCTGCGGAGAAGTTTCCGCTCCGAATCAGAAATGGGTGCGTCCGGCGGTTGTCGCGGGTCGAGGTCACTTATGAGTAAGTGCCAGGCCTGGAGGCCGCAAGCGCTGGCTATTTCCTCCAGCTTGTCGAGAGTTACTGCGTGCTGACCCTTCGTCAGTCTGTCGATCATCTTCACATCTAGGCCCTTACCCAATGCCCACGCTCTGACGCTCGGTTTGGAGCCGACAGGTGTCTCCAGTTCGATCATCAGGCGCAAATTTTGGGCAAGTGTGCCACGCGAGGGGGTGTTACTTATGGGCCGAATAATCCCATGCTGATTGGTCGGGAATGTCCAAGGTGTCAGTTTTGACGTTGGACAAAAATGCCCTACACTTGGCGACATGATGACCACAGACCAGCTTGCGGAGCTTCTCCGCACCGTGAACGTCAGTGACTTGGCGGCAGAAGCCAAGGTCTCGACGAAGACGATCTATCGCCTGAGACACAAGCTCAACTCCCCAACGCTCGGGACGGTTGAAAGCCTCGTTGCCGCGATTCGTCGGCTGAAGTCGCGCAAGCCTGGGAAGGTTGCCGCGTGAGTTGCGCCGGCTACCCCAGCCACCTTCAGCCGTACAGACCGGCCCGCATCTGCACGGGCTGCGCTCACTACGAACGCGACTACCCGACGCGCCTGAGCGGCTTTAGTCGGAGTGGCTGCGAGTCGTTCCATGCCATGACTGTGGTGCACGGAGAGGCATCTGTCCAATCCGTGATTGGGGATGGGGTTCAACACAGCACCCGGAAGGGGGGCGTGTGAGCGTCGAAGCAATCTCATGGGCTCTGTCGCAGAAGGTTGAGCGAAGCAGCGCCAAGTTCGTCCTGGTGGCGATGGCGAACTGTGCTGGCCCCGACATGCTCTGCTGGCCTTCAGCCGCGTATCTGTGTGATGCCACGGCTCAGGATCGGAAGACCGTTACGGAGAACCTGAAGCGGCTTCGTGAGATGGGCTTCATTGAGCCGACCGAAGCCCGCAAGGGTGCGACCAATCAGGTGATCGTCTATCGCTTGAAGACCCCCGAAATTGGTGCTGTTGAACAGGCCCAAAAACGGAACACATCCGAAAACGGAACACATCCGAAAACGGACGGAAAGACCCCCGTTTTTCCCCATGAACAGGCCCGAAAACGGACAGAAACAGGCCCGAAAACGGGGGACGGAACCATAAGGAACCATAAGGAACCGTCAGGGAACCGTACACGCGAGCAAGTCGCGGTGTCGAAACTGGTGGCCGATGGCCTGACAGAGCAGACGGCAACCGAGTTCCTGAGCCACCGAAAGCAAAAGCGGGCGGCGCTGACTCCGAGGGCATGGGACGGCATCAAGGCCGAAGCAGTCAAGGCCGGGTGGCCGCTTGAGGCCGCGATCCTGAAAACGCTTGCCCGGGGATGGCAATCCTTCGACGCCGAGTTCGTCGCCAAAGAGCCTAAGCCTGGCGGGGCTGTCCGCTCAATCTTTGCGGGTGCCCTATGAGCTTTCAGACCGTCAGCCATTCCGACATCGAAGCCCATCTCCGCAAGACCTGGGATTTCCGCCCGGTGGTCAAGAACCTCGGGGATCTGTGCGAAGCGTTGGAGAAGCACTTTCACGAGCAGACGGAAGAACGCGCACCGACGATGACCAGCACGAAGCTGGCTCACAAGCTGCATTTCCGTCCCGGCGAAGTAACTGCCTGGGCTGGCTACAACGGGCACCGGAAATCCATGTTCCTCGGGCAAGTGGTGGCCGATGTCATCCGCCAGGGCAGGCCGGTTCTCATCATGAGCATGGAGATGGCCCCGGAAATCACGCTGTCTCGGATTGCGCGGCAGATGTCGGGAGTGGCGAAGCCGTCCCGGCAGTGGCTGGAGGAGTGGGCGGAAAAGTACAAGTCGAAGATTTGGATCTTCGATTACGTCGGCAGGTTGGCCCCGGACATTGCCTGCGGCGCGGCATCGTGGTTTGCCTCGGTCGCTCTCCAGCCGCACATCGTCATGGACTCGATGATGATGATCTGCGGCTCCGAGGAGTCGATGGACGAACAGAAGCAGTTCATCACCGACCTCGTTCGCACCGCTCAAGAGGGATGGTCACACGTTCACCTCGTTGCGCACTGCCGCAAGCCTGCGCGGGATGGCGAGAAGGAACCGCCGACGAAGTACGAACTCCGGGGTTCTGCTGCCATCTCCGACCAATGTCACAACGTAGTGACCGTGTGGGCGAACAAGTCCAAAGCCGAGAAGTTGTCGCTTAACGCGGGCGACCCGATGGCTCTGGAAGAACCCGACGCGCTGGTGACTGTCGAGAAGCAGCGCAATGGGCAGTTTGAAGGCCGCATCAAGTTGTGGTTTGACGAAGCCTCGTTCCGGTTCCGGGACAGCCGCTACGACCGCACGGAGCCATACGCATGAACGACTACTTTGAAGCTGCGACGCACACGCTCCTGCTGGAGCGCAACGAACTGCTGCGGATTGCAGCCCAGCGTCTGATTGACGACAAGGCGCACGGCAGGAAAGTAGACCCGGAAGCCTACCAATGGGCGAAGGGGATTGTCAGCAGATTCAAGCCGCTCGGACGGGCGGTGTCTACAGGGGAACAGTAATGGACGCGAAGACGCTGCTTGCAGCGATTAACAACAAACCCGGTATCACGACCAACGAGCTTAGTGCGTTGATCGGCGGGCGAGGGCGCAAGTTCATCGTCCAGACCTTGGGCGCTGCCCGTCGAGCTGGGTTGATCGAGTTGCAAGTGAGCAACCGCCACAAGCCCGCCGCTTGGTATCCGCAGGGTCAACTCCCTCCGAGCGGCCCCCCGGTGTTCAAGCCAATCCTGCGCAAAGAGTACCTTGAGCCGATCAAGGAAGCGGGCGGCGTCTTGGTGGCCGAGTTCGCGGAAAAGATCGGCGTGAAGCTCAAGGTGATGCAGCTTCACCTCCAGCACCTACGGGACGCTGGGCTTCTTCGCAGCGAGAAGATCCCCGGTCGCCGGGAGTTCATGTACTTCGTCCCGGGCTTCGAGTCGGCGCAAGTGAAGCCGAAGTTCTCCATCAAGAAGCAGGTTTTGGCGGTGGAGGACAAGCGCGAAGCCGTCATCCCCCCGTCTGTGAAGGTTCAGGTCATCCCGTGCCTTGTGGAGTCGCGCTTCACGTTCAATCCCCCGCCCGGGTGGGTTGGGCAGATCACAAAGGATCAACGCGCACGCCGTCAGGAGGTCGCATGAGGCTCTCGTTCTGGGTGGAATGGGTCAAGCCCGTCATCGAAGCGCCAGGCGGCATGAGCGTCAATGATGTTGCTGCTCTGTACGGGATCAAGAAGGAACTCGCCTCAAAGCGCCTCGGATCGCTTCGCCGCGCTGGCGTTGTCGGCGTCACGCACATCGGGCCGAGTGCCATCTGGTGCGACCCCGCGAAGGTTGAAGAACTCCGCGCCAAGTTCCTCATCGACTCCAAAGCCAGCAAGACCGACTACTTCAAGCGCCGGGAGCGTGAAGCGCGACACCGTGCCGCTCAGTTGCTGCTGGATCAGGAGGACATGCCGCTGAATCAACGCATCGTGTCCGCATCAGAAGCTCCCCCTCTGCGCGTGCGTGCGGTGCGGAGCGTGTTTGAACTGGGGGCGATGTGAGCAGCGACGACAGCATGCGCCAAGGCTCACGCGGCTTCGTGGCATCGGGTGTAGGCATGGCCCCGACATTCCGCTGCGACCGCTGCCAGCAGACCAAAAGCACGACAGGGCGCAGGAATATGGCTCCGAGGGGGTCGAGGCTGTTCTGGTGGCGCTGCGGGGCTTGCGTTCAAGAGAAGGCGGCAGCTTGAGGCGAGCCGCACGCACTGACGCGAACAAAGCCGAGATCGTCGCAGCACTGCGCGAAGCAGGGGCGACGGTGTGGGATCTGCGATTGCCGGTCGATTTGCTCGTCGGCTACACAGACGCGCAGGGGAAGGGGCACACGCTCTTGATGGAATTGAAGAATGGCCGCGCAGTCCCGAGCGCACAGAAGCTCACCAAGCTGCAAAGCACGTTCATGGCGTCATGGACGGGCGGGCCGGTGGTGACAGTCAACGATGTGGAAGGGGCGCTCCGTGCGCTGAGGGTGATGGAATGAGTGCAAACATTCTGACTTGGATTTTGGGCCAGCTATTCGCGGGATTTGTCGCCACCTTCTTCGGCTTTTGGATGGGGCACCCAGCGCCGGGGCTGTTGGCGTGGGCCGTCCTGATGCTGCTGGTGGACATCAGAAAGTGGGTGTCCGAATGACCGACGACTTGCCCGACGAAGCGCGATTGATCGAACTCCTGGTCTTGTGGTGGCGATACGAAAGCAGCTGGAGCCCGGTGCGCGGCTACCCCAAAGCCTGCCCATCGACTCCCGGCTACCGCGCCAGCAGGCAGCACGACGGCGAGAACGGCGCAGCAGAGACAGACGCACGCGGCAAAGACGCAGCCCGCATCGGGTCAATCATCAACGCAATGGAGCCTCTGTACCGCGCCGCGCTGTATGACCTGGCAAAGTCCCGCTCAATCGGAACCGCCGTCTACAGACACCCCCTAATGCCGACTGATCGGGATGACCGGGCGAGAGTCGTGGCGAAAGCGCTGGAATTGTTCGGGCTTTTGATATAGGAAAGCGCTTGACAAGCATTGGAAACGCTTCTATATTGACACCCGCAGGCCCAAGTTGTCTCTTGAGTTTGCGCATCTCTCGCCGCCCGAGCAATCGAGGCGGCTTTTTTTCGTCTTGCGGCGATTCCGCATGAGCCACCCTAGAGGCAGGCATGTACCCCCCCGAAACCAGAGACGCCATCCTTGAGCGCATCAGCGAGGATGTAAGCCTCCGTCAGATATGCGAGATGGACGGGATGCCGGATAAGGCAACCGTCATGCGCTGGCTCGACTCAGAGCCCGAATTTGCGACCAAGTACGCGAAGGCGAAGGCAAAGCAGGCCCACGCCATCATCGAGAGCTTCGCAGACCTTGAGGATCGCGTCCTCGCGGGGGAGTTGAAGCCGGACGCAGCAAAGGTGGTCCTGTGGTCCCGCCAATGGCGAGCGGCCAAGCTGAACCCGAAGGTATACGGGGAGAAGTTGGAAACCACGCACGAGGTGGGCGATAGCGTCACCAAGATCGTGCGTCAGATCGTCGGTGTCCGAGCTACGGATTGAGACGCCCGCCGTCTTTGAGCCGCTGCTTCACCCGAGCCGGTACAAAGGCGCGTGGGGTGGTCGAGGATCAGGCAAGAGCCACTTCTTTGCCGAGCTACTGATAGAGCGCAACATCATGGAGCGCGTCGATGCCGTCTGCATCCGCGAAGTCCAGCGCACGCTGAACCAGTCGGTCAAGAAGCTGCTTGAGAGCAAGATTCAAGCGCTCAACGTAGGCGACTACTTCGACGTTCAGGACAAGCGGATCAGATCGCGCCACGGTGGGACGACGATCTTTGAAGGGATGCAGAACCACACGGCGGACAGTATCAAGTCGCTGGAGGGGTTCGACATCGCGTGGACCGAGGAAGCGCAGAGTCTGAGCCAGCGCAGTCTGGACCTACTCAGGCCGACGATTCGCAAGCCGCACTCTGAACTGTGGTTCAGTTGGAACCCTAAGCTTGAGACTGATCCTGTAGATACGCTGCTGAGGGGTGAGAGCCCGCCGCCTGGTGCCATCGTGGTGAAGGCAAACTATCGGGACAACCCGTGGTTGCCTGATGTCCTCAAGGCAGAACTTGAGTACGACCAGAAGCGTGACCCGGACAAGTTCGCCCATGTGTGGCTTGGAGAGTACGAGCGCAACTCAGAGGCGCGGGTCTTCACGAACTGGGCGATTGAGGAGTTCGAGACTGATCCTGAATGGATCATCAGGCAAGGCGCGGATTGGGGCTTCTCGGTTGACCCGAGCGTTCTAGTCCAGTGCGCCATCGTCGGACGCAAGCTGTATGTGATCGACGAGGTGTACCGGGTCGGTTGCGAGATCGACTTCCTGCCCGACCTGTTCCGCACGCTTGAAGACGCCGAGAAGTGGACGACCACGGCGGACTCGGCCAGGCCGGAAACGATCAGCTACATGCAGCGGCACGGCTTCAAGCGGATGCTCCCGGCA